TGATTCCCAACAGAATAGAATCACGCATTGAATCCGCTTGTGTGTGAGTTAGTAGAATAGAAGTATATCGGCTTGCTATCTTCGTGCATGACTTGATTGTTTGTGTTGGCTTTCCTGATTCCTTCAATAGTCCAGATGCTTAACCATCGTGCGACCTATGGCGACATAGATTAGTCTTTGACATTGCCACTATACATAGAAGCCATGACTTGCACTCGCATGTGTATGAGTCCTTGCGTTGATACTCAATGTAGATTTGTCTATGACCTGTCATAGTCCACGGATACCGGATAAGCTACACAAACATAGACCTGTACTGTTTTAGTCACGCCAACATGACAATAGACCAGCGCAAGCGTCACAGGATCCTTTTCTATTGGCTTTATCGGTATCCTGTAACTGTGTCGCTATCGTCCGGATTATTAACGGTATTCCGCAACCGTCATTTTTTACCCACAAAAAACCTATTGTGAAACTGCACAATCATGCATATTCTGTATTTTTTTATGCATAAACGACCCCGTATAAATGTATCCTGAATAGTCTAATCTTTGCTTACAGAGGACTTTTCAAAATGTCTTTGTGCAAAATTCATAGTTAACTATTCGCTAAATATCTCTTTCACGAAGTCAATACTATACATTTCAATGTGTTTGTACAATGTAGAGCGACTATGTAAATTATCACAATTGCGTTTATTTGTTGGCATGTCGTGCGGAATATGGGAGTAATACGGCATGTTCTACGCTTCAAATATCTTTCGCAGATGCTCGTCTATCTGGTTTCAAGTCGCCAACACAACGAAGACTCATAGCTTCACGATGTAATCATCCGCATAACTGGCAGTATAGCGGATACTCGCAGAACAAACCGTTGCATGTCTCCAACTGTTAGGGGATAAACGGATGAAGCGTTGATATAGAAGAATTGCTTTGTGTTTTGGCTATGTATCGTGGGACTATATGCCGTTATCATCCCCCACATACAGAGCATAGTTGTAGGACTTCTAATAAAATCTGGTACTGCATAGCTATTTTTATTTCACGGTTCGGCTGCCTGAACCATCTAATACAGGTATCCGGTCGCTATAAAATGGGGATTCACTGCATATAGTTCCAGATGATAGCGCAATAAAACGGAACTGTTCCGCATTATATCCCCACAATTCCCGATATAAAACAGGATCTTTTCCCCTGAATAGTACGGTATCCGCTCCATTTAGAGTGCGAAACACGCTATTAGCTTGAATGATTCGGGGACTTGCGCAGTATCCCCACGATAAAATCAATGTTTTATTTGCTATGCATATTATGCATTTCTATACATGTATTTGTGTATATTATGCAATCTGCCAACAATGGGGGCATATCCCCCGACAGGTCAATTCTTGTTAGGTTTTGCTAACCATCGAAAAGCATGGGCATGTTGCACAATGGCGGAACAAGGGGCGAGTAACGTAATTTCCGCACTTTCCGTGCTCAAAATCGTAAAACAGTATAGTCATTATGCACAATTTTATAGGTATGTTTTTGTGTATATTGCACAATGATTTGACGAAAATTGACTGGAACAGTCAAAATCTATAGATAATCCCCTCATTTTCGCCCACAAACTGTAAACAACATCTATATAAAACACAACATCTAGCACACATCTATCACAGAAAACGCTATATATAGCATATTTCCAGAGCGTAGCGACCGCAAATTTTTAAAATTTTCATCCAAAAACGACTTTCACTCGCCCCAAAACACTTTAGATTTTTAATTTCTCAACATCGCAGATATTCAACGTTGCTCTTCTGCGACTATACAGAACACCAGATAAAAGAGAAAACGAGAACCGCACGTTAGCGCAGTCCCCGTTTTCGTTTTGGCAATTATTCGCTTTGCTGTTCGCTCTGTTGTGCCTCTCCTGCTTCCGCTTTCTCTTCTGCGAGTCGTTGCAACTCTTGCGCAGAATCCGTTGTATACGGCGACTGTTCCATGACGGTTTTCTTGCTAATCGCCCCCATATTATATTGAATTTGCATATTCTCCATGTTGTTCTTAGTGTCAACAGGTTTGTTAATATTGAAGACTACGTTTAAAGAATTGAAATCATCATCCGAAATAGGATCGCTTAACAATCGCATGTATTGCCATCTTTGACGGAAACCATCAATCAAAGCGTTCATGTTCTGCTTTCCTCTGTTCTCCGTCAACTGATAGATGATATTCGTTGTGGACTCGCTCACATTTGCGATGTTCGATTGGCCAATGGCACCAGCCGGAATACAAGCAACCATGTTAAACTGTTGATAGAGGTTATCAAGTTCGTGTTTGATGACATTGTAATCCATTTCTGCATTGACCCATTCGGCCTTCTGTCCATCGTCCAGATGAAGAACGGAACCTGCTATATTGCTGTCCTGCATTTCCTTCTCTGATACCTTCTGACCCTGAATAGACAGAATAGGATTAAGGGAAAGCGTAGTTACTGCGTCATCCTCTTTTGAAAGCAAATGCTCTATCTTGTCCATAATAGGAATCAAGTCTAAAACAAGAGAATCTCCGAAATGGTCATAGATTGCACGCTCCATTCCCACATAGTGAATGGGAAGACCCGTTGCATTTGGTGCAGAATCCACTAGCCTATAATTGATGTATGTATCAATATGGTCGGGAAAATAGATTGTGTAATGCTTGTTTCCTCTCTTGTCTTTCCAGTGTTCGACAAAGTAGGAGTAATCCCCGTGGTCGTCATAGATGGGGTAACTATCCGCATTCCTGAACACCTTTGATTTAATACTGTTGGTTTTGGCATCGTAATATACATACTCGAAAGCATCGCCAAACTCCATTAAATCATACAGGATTTGCCAATCAACCTTTGAGTAAATCCCCTTGCGGTAAATATCATTGAAGTGCTCAACCGCTTTTTCAGTCCCCGTGATTGAAACGGGATTGCCGACAAGATAAGCAACGTGGAAATTCAAAACGGTTTTGAGTCCTTGCAGGATGATAGCAGCAGGGGTGAATCTGCCGTTTTTGAAAGTGTATGTATGCTTTAACCGCTCTAATACGCTATGTCTCCTGTGCAAGTGATTGATTATAGTTTTAACATTGCGTTGCCTGAAACTGTGTTCAGGTTGCTCAATCTCGTTAATGAACCATGCGAGACTAGGTTCGTTAATTTCTTCATTAGTATACAAATTGTACATTCGTTAAATTCCTCATATATATGAACTTATAACAATAAAAAAAGACATTACCAATTGAAATAGTATTGTCCAGATTTAATACCCTGAATAGCCATTGCACACGACATAATAGTGTCGTCATGTCCGCTTGAAGCATTATAAGACCCGTCCTTCATCTGATAGAGTTTCATTTCCTCTAAAAGATCCTTTGAGTTGATACAACACTGCTTCGTCTCAAACCACTCCTGAAAGTCGCTTATCATAAGAGGCTTTGATTTTCCGGACGTCTCCCATCCGGGTTTTCTCTTGCTCTTGCCTCGCTGGTCGTACTCTTTATATTTATAGACATTGGCATAATGCTTGTCATGAACTATCTTATCAAGAACGGTATGACCTGCGCTTGCTCTTTCAATGATTAACAAGCCGTTGTTATACCACTGTGCCATAGCTAAAACTACGTCCGCAAACTCATAGGGTTTAACTTTATTTGAACGCCATTCGGCACATTGAAAACCTTCTTCGTCCATGACGCAGATAACGGAATAGTCAGAGGATCCGCCTAAACCTTCGGCAGTGTCCACGCCGATGAAATATTTCTGCTTCTTGACTGGTAGTTTCCAAACCGTTAAATATTGTCGTGTTTTGGAAATGGGGGCTAATACGTCAATTGGTATTGTCTTCTTTTTGGTCAAGTAAAGATTACCCAATCTTTCATGTATTAACTGCGCGCTGAAAACATTACTGCCAGTGGACACAAATGCTTCTGTCGGGTTTGACGGGAACTCTTGACAGAACTGTTCTTCACTACTATTGGAGATTTTGAGCCTACGCCACATTAATTGGTCTATAGTCGCTCCATCTCTTAGCAGTCCAATTTCTTTTTCTGTTAGTTCGTCTTCTGACAATGGCTTGTCGTTGTGGATAGCTTTATATTGTTCGGCATATAGCTTTTGCTCTGTTGCGTGCATCATGTGGTCTTTTTGCCACGGAAAAAAGAAGGGTTTCCACAAGGGAGATTCACCCGATGTAGCCTTATTCCAATAATCGGAAAAAGCATTTAAGCCGTTTGCCGTGGATTCAAGAACTATCTTCGCATCTGGTGCGAGTGCTTGCTCGATAGCTAGAAACTGGTTCTCGAAATTTTCATTCATAAATGCAACTTCCGACAAGTGCGCAAACTGTAATGTTGAACCCCTTGCAACGTCTTTTGAACCACAAGTGCAACAAATGATTTGTGACCCGTTTGTAAAAGATAGTTCTGTACGGTTATTACTGGTAGTTTTTAGCTTCACGCATGAAGCCATGTTGTTGTATTGGGACTTTAGCTTCTTGAATATGTCTCGCACGCCGTCCATGCTATGAGCCATCAAAAGACAAGTGCTATTCGCTTTCGTGTGCGTTATGTAAAGGGCATAGCCAAACATAACAGAAGACAATCCTAACTGTCTTGCTTTCAGGACTATGTTAAACTTTCCCATGTTCCTTAACAGATACTTTTGTTGTGGGTTCAACTTGAACGGGACAACACGACCTGTTTTGTCGGGGATTTGAACGAACGTTTCTATCCACAATACGGGATCATTCATTATTCGCTGTAATTTCTCTTTTAAAACCATTGTCGCCCCTTTAAATTGTCATTTCATAATCATCCGAATCGTCTTCGTCTGAATCTGGTATGTCCACGCCACGGAGAATGGATTCAAGTTCTGAAACCTGTGCGTCTTTGAAAAATTCGTCTTGTAACTTCAAAAATTCTTTTAGTGCGTTAGAATCATTCTTTGCTGCCTGAAACCATGTGTTATACAGTTCTATCATGCGTGCGTTCTTCTGCTTTTTAAGAAGCCACTTTATAGCATTCTGTACTTTGTCGATATAGAGAAACTTCTCACAATCACGTTCGGTTAGTTTCTTGTTTGAAATGCATTTGTAGTAGTCGCTTAACTCCGAAAATGTTTTGCATTGTTCAGGAAGTAAATCAGGGGCGTATTTCCACGCTATCCAGAACGCCATATAATCATTTCCGACCATCTCACGCAAAGCAGGAATCACAGAACGTTCATCTTTTGTGCCTCGTCCAACTGCCATGTTTAATATCTCCTATATGTAAATTGCTAAAATTGTTAATAATAATAAGGG